TATTAGAGATGAAAACTGTGAAAGATTAAAACTTTCTAAGTATGTTTATGATATGGGTATGAAAGTGGCAGCAGTTGCTTTGCTTTGTCAGGATGAAAGAGTTTTTTCAGCTATGTGGAAAGCAGGTACACCTTGTCCTTATAATGGCAAAATAGGAGATGATGCAAAAGCAGAGTGGATATCTAATGCTTGGGAAAGACCAGATAGATTAGAAGCAGAAGAAGACTTTTTACGTAAATGTATGGAAGAGATAAATCCTCTTTGGAGAAAACGTTCTTTCTTTGAAAAGATGCGATCACCATTAAAAGAAAAACCTTTTGCCATGAAATATAAAAGTAGAGGACAATGTTTACAAGAATTTTATGGTTAATATTTGTTATAGCTTTCAAAGCACAAACACAATATATATACGAAGCTAATCAACCTTTATATCATTTACAAACAAATGCTAATTTATTTCAAGGAGAGTTGGCTTACGAGATAGCTGATGATGGCATATCTCCAATCATAGACTTCACATTTAATTTTAATTTCTATGGTAACACCTTTAATACTGCACGTATTGCAACTAATGGATGTTTACATTTTGGTTTGACTTCTACAGCATACAATGATTATTGTGGGGATTACACACCAGACCCTTTACCTAGATACAATAATACTTTGTATCCTTTTTGGACAGATTTAATAAGAGACAACAATTCTAGAATTAAGTCCTATGGTGATAATGAGAAAATGATTTTTGGTTGGTACGATATGCGAGAGTATAATCGTAGCGGTTCAGATAATAGTTTTGAAATAATACTGTGGGCAAATAATACTTTTGAGTATAGATATGGTGCATTAGATATTATTAATCACGATGTGCTAATAGGTGAGCAAGGACCTGACTCTAATAAAATATATACATATTTGTTTCACGATGAGTGTAATACTGGTTCTACAAATACTTCAGATTGTGTAAATAAAAACTGGAACGCTACTAGTTATAATGCAACATTAGAAAATGGAGGCTCTTTATACAGTGATGGTTCAGATCATAGTATAGATTGTAGTAACCCATTAAATGATACTAGTTGTGATGGATATGCAGATGCTTTCTTAACACAACAATGTGATTTATCACAACTATATAGTACAAGTTGTCCAAATTACGAACAGGCTTTTAACGATCAACAATGTGCAGATGACCCACAATATAGACCTTTTTGTTCTGGATATAGACAAGAAGACTCTGTAGCTTTTTATCGAGATGATGATATGGGCATGGATGACCACAATGATGATATGTTTGGTAATCCAGATATGTTTAGTACAGATGAGTTTTTATTTGGAGACCCCTTTATAGAAACTAATATACTTAGAGATGCGGAAATATTTCAAGAAGATTTTGTAGAAGACATCTTTATGGATAATCCCTATGATGATTCTTTTGCACCTACAGATAACTTTGCTAGAACAAATAACATGGATAGTCCTCATGGCGGAGGAGATGAAATAGTACCATGGAATTTGCAACCAGTTAGTCAAATAGCTCCTTTACCTCAGTATGATGTGCCAGAAGTACTAGCTCCTTTAGGTGGAGATGTTTTATTAGCAGAGTTTATAGTTTTAGAAACTGTAGTTGTTGAAGACTATAGAGAGCCAGAAACTTTTATTGAGTTTGATACTATTGAACAGTTAGATGAATGGTTTGAAAATGAAAGAGATGGTAGAGAAGAAGAAGAAGTAGCACGTCAAGAAAATGAACAACAAAGACCTGAAAGAGAAGAAGTAGTTGCAGAACAAGAAGTAGAAGAAGTTCTAGAGGAAATAAGAGAAGAACAGGAAGAGATTGCAGAACTTGAAGAAGAGATAGTTGAAGAAGAAATATTAGAGATTGATGAAGAATTAGTAGCTGATAATGAAGATCGAAAAAAGATGAAACTTGATATAGTTAACAGCTCTATAAAAGCAGCAGCTAATAGTGTTAATTACGGAGCATCTAACGCAAACACAAGCGGTTATGGACAAGGTAGTGGTAATGTTGCAGCAAGCAGTAATGCTGGAGCTAATAACAGTTTTGCAGGTAGTGGTAATTCTACTAGCAGTTCTCCGAGTATAAGTGATCAAATAGCATCTGCATCTATACAAACTAATAACTTGCTTTCTATGTCACAAAATTCAGGTGCAATGACAGGCGGTGATTCTCAAGTAGGCGGTAGTGTTACAACTAACCTTATACCTTTGCCTAGTATTGATGGTGGACAAATGGTTATGGCAGAGGTGCAAATTAATAATTTACAGGGAGATATTAGTTCAGCTACATCTGGTGTTGTGTCTGCTAGTGAGGCAGATGAAATAGCAAATCAGATAATAGAAAATAATATTAAAAATCAACAAGAGCAAATAGCAGAGCAACAAGAAGAAACAGGAGAATATGCTGATCAAACTACACTTGTTGCCTATTTAGGTTTTGTTCCTGGTTTTGATAGCTATAGAACTGCAGAGTTACCCAAACAAAACACATGGTATGAGCCTAAAGAAATTTATAGCAGTGTTGTGATGAACGATAATATAAATGCTTTTTATGACTTAGCAAGTACAAATATAAATAACATGACTAGCATGATACAAGGACAACCCAATTTACAGGAGGAATGATGGATTGGTTACAAAGTAAAACAACTCAATTTATAGCTTTAGTATCTATAATTGGTACATTAGCTGGCTTCGGATATACGGGTGCTACTTATATAAATAGACTAGAAAATTTAGAGTCTAAAATTGGTGGCATTAGTGATAATGAAAGTGAAGTGCAAATTATAGAAGAAAGGTTTGCAAGTATAGAAACTAGTGTAGAGTTTTTAGAAAAAGAAATAGATGGTATAGAAATACCAAATGTTTCAGATATACAAAGTCAACTTGCTGCACTAGAAGTGCAGATGCAAGATTTTAAAGAAGATATAAACGAACTAAAAAAAGAAATCAAAGAATTAGAAAGTAATAAGAATCCCTTACTAAATTAAAATGCAAAAGTTTTGGGAGTGGTTAAAAAGTTTATTTATAACTTATTACAAACTTTCTGTAAGTTATAATGCAACTTGGGGTGATAAAGATGATCAAATTTTTTTAGTAAGAAAGTTTTATGTAAAGAAAGAAAAGCATCTTAGATTTAAAACCAAAGACGGAGAATTAGTAGAGATACGTGGTGCAGAAGGATTAAACTATAAGATAGAGCAACTATAATGAATCAATTTTTATTTGGCATAATATTATTACTAGGAGGATTTAGTTACTACATTTGGAATGAAAACATAACATTACAAGAAAATAATTTAAAACTAGAAAATGCAGTAGCAACACAAAAAGAAGCAATAGAATCTTTACAGGCTGATTTTAAATTGCAATCTGAATCTTTAATAGAGATAACTTTGAAACAACAAGCAGCAGAAAGAGAACTAAATAGATACTCAGAATTTATTAGAAATTATCAATTAACTGCTAAAATATTAGAAAACCCTGTAGAAATGCAAAGGAAAATTAACAATGGAACAAAACATATTATGGAAGACATCGAGAAAATTAGCGGCACTGTTGATGATCTTGACGATGGTTTGCAACTGCAGTCTTCTACCAACTAAACAAATAGAAGTTAAATCTAAACCTCTAGAAAGAAATATTATACAACCTGTTATGCCTAGAGAAATTGATTTGCGTGAAGTCAAATGGTTAACGATTACACCAGATAATTTTGAAGAACAGTTTAAAATCATAGAAGAACAAGAAGGTGAATTAGTTTTTTTAGCTATGACAGTTCCTGACTATGAGGTCTTAGCATACAATATGCAAGAAATAAAAAGGTATGTTACCGAACTAAAAGATGTAGTTGTCTACTATAGAAAAGTTACAACAACTCCTAAATCAATAGATAAGGATTAGTATGAAAATATCAGAAGAAGGTAAAGCACTTATAAAGAAATTTGAAGGTTGTGAATTAAAAGCATATAGATGTCCAGCAGGTAAATTAACAATAGGTTATGGTCATGTAAAAAATGTTAAGGAAGGAGATGAATGGACACAAGAAAAAGCAGAACAGATGCTTAACAAAGAACTCAAAGAATACGAGGGCTATATAAATGACTACGTTCAAGCTCCCTTATTACAATGTCAATTTGATGCCCTCGTAGCTTGGATATACAATCTTGGTCCTACAAACTTTAGAACGAGTACATTAAGAAAAAAATTAGAGCCTGAAACAATGGATGAAGTGCCTAGAGAAATAAGAAGGTGGAATAAAGCTAATGGTAAAGTTTTAGATGGTTTAGTAAGACGTAGAGAAGCAGAAGCACTTCTATTTCAAGGTAAAGAATGGACAGAGGTATAAGTAATGGCACTTAGTAAATTTATATTTAAACCAGGAATAAACAAAGAAGGTACAAATTATTCTAATGAAGGTGGTTGGTTTGATGCAGATAAAGTTAGATTTAGAAAAGGCAGACCAGAAAGAATAGGTGGTTGGTCAAAACAAACTTCTAATTCATATAGAGGCACAGCAAGAAAAATACATATATACAATACTATTGATCAAGATTACTACAATATTCTAGGCACTCATAAAAAACTATATGCACAACAAGGAGTTACTTTTGCTGATATAACTCCGATAAGACTTACAACTTCAGCAGGTGATGCAACTTTTGCTAAAGTAGAAAATGGTTCAAGTTTAATCACAATTACAGAAAATGCTCATGGAGCAACAGCAGGTGATAGTGTAACTTTTAGTGATGCTGCAAGCTTAGGTGGTAATATAGTTGCTGCTGTTTTAAATCAAGAATATGAGATAGTTAGAGTATTAACTGCTAATACATTTCAAATAAATGCAAAAGATACAGATGGTAATGAGGTTACAGCTAATT